AATCAGGATGCTCTAGGACTGGCTGCCACTTTTCTTGTAGATGTTCTGTCTGAAACATTTGTTTCTCCTTTAATTATTATACATCTTGTTTAATATAATTTATGCACTTGCCTTTTGATTACGACTAATTGCCGACAAATAAGCACTCATCGCTTCTGTCGTATCAATGTCCTTGGCGGCAGTACCATCTTCATCATCAAATGTGTGTTCAACTACAGTACTCTTAGGAAAATAACTTTCTTTCAAAGTATTCAGTTTTTCTCGGAATGATTCTTCAGTTCCAAAATCAACGTCTTCTATAAGTGATTTGAACTTTTCAATTTCTGTATCGGCTAAATCTTCGGAAACCTCAGATATAACCTGTTCACGAACTAGTTTAGATGTTTGGTTAGACAATTCAACTGATTTCTCAATTGATTCATTCAACTTAGCTTCTAATTCGGAAATTTTTTCAGACTGTGCTTCAAGTACGTCATATTTTTCGTTCGGCACGTCAATGTAGTGATCTTCAAACAACTGTTTCAGTCCAGAAATAAAGTCCTCTGCAATTTCGCCCTTTAAACCGCGCTCTATTGCTAACTCGTTTTCTTTAGTCCATTCTTCTACAACGTAGTTGAGATATGTATCAACTTTTTCTGTAAGTTTTTCTTTGAAAGTCTCCATTTCGGTTTCTTTCTCAGAACCAACTTCTTCATGGATACGTTCAATTTCTGATCGTACCTTTGATTTAACTGCAGCTTCAAATATTGTTGCTGCCTTAACCTTGAAGTCTTCAGAAAGACTGTCATCAGCGTTCATCAAAGCCTGCACATCTTCTTTTACGTTGATGTCTTTGATTCGTGCTTCAACTGCTTCAGCTTTCACTAATTCTTCTTCAGTAGGTTCTACTGTTTCTTTTTTCATTGCAGACATGATAGTTTCGTACTGAGACTTTAATTCTCCAGCCTTCATACCTTCCATCTTGTCATACATTGCTTTTAACATTTCTGTTTTAGTCTTTGGAGCAGATTCAGCGAAAACTTCGCCTTTTGCTTCAAATCCAGCTGCAAGTTTTTCAGGTTTATCTGATTTACCAGCACCTTTTTGTTGTGCATCACTCTTAACTTCTTTTGCTTTCTTACCTGCAACGTCTGTTGGTGAAGTTTTGGCTGTTGGGTCAACTACTGCTGGCCCTCCGTCTACTACTTCTCCGCCGGGCGTTTTCACAGCGATCTTTTTAGCTTTCTCTGCAGCTGCAGCACCATCAGTAGGCTGTACAGACGCCTCTTCTAGTTCTGCAAGCACATCAGCTTCCAGCTCTTCAATTGTTTTATCTAATTCGGACATAGGGTGTCTCCTTACCTTTTCTGTATTTATATTTATAAATTATAAATTTTTGAGGAACTTAGCAAATTCCAAAGCTTCCTGTGCATGATTTCTTTTTGCTTCTACTACATCAAACTTTTGTTTCAGGTCTTCTAACTCGGCTTCAAAGAGATGACCATGTTTCCAAACCCACTCCTTGCCTTCCATAATACCCTCAACAAATGCGTTGGGAGCAGAAGGGTCAGCAACAATATCTGCGGCTGTTGCAAGATAAAAATCGTCACGAACATAGTTCGCACCGCCTTTTTGGTCTAAACTACCCATTCCTCTAGAGGAAACGCCTAGTTTTGCACCTTCATCCATAAGACTTTTAACAATTTCACCCATAGGGGTTGACATTATTTTTGCCTCACCAATAAAATTCTTACCATCTGCTTCTAAAGAGGTAATCATGTGGGATACTCGTTCCAGATTGACCGTTGGGCCCTCAGGATGTCCTAGTTCGCCAAATGCACGATTCTCTTTAATAAAATTCTTGTTATATTTAGATACTTCATTTTGAAGTATTTCCATAGGATATACTCGACCATTACGATTTTTAATATCAGCCTGCATAAAGATACCACGAATTTTGTAGTTCTTACCACCGCCTTCTTTTGCTTCGGTAATGTATTCTACCTCGTGGTCTACTGCTTCTGAAAATAATCTAACTATATTCATACTTCTATCCTTTAACTGATATTATCAAAACCAGATACTTTTTTCATTTTTAAAATAATAGTACCTACACATGCACCGTCATTTTCGATGTAGATGTCACCAGTAATACCACTACCAGCATTATTTGCTAAACTAGGCAATGATTGACCACCGCCATTGTAAGTACCATTACCATTTAGTGTTAGTGCAGTTACGTTTGATGTAGCGTCCCATTCAATCTCTGTTACTGAACTAACTGTCCATTGGGCTGCAACAATAGAAACTCTAGGGTCAGTTGCAGCTCCTGCTACTTCGGACACATCTACAACTTTTAATGCAGTTCCATTTGTTCCAGAAATTGTATGTTTCGTGATAAGTTCAAAATCTGAATCTACTAATGTTTGTGTTACAATGGCCATTCCTGACTCCTAGATTGATAACATTTCTTTTTCAAAATAGTTTAAAAGTTCTTTTTCCCGAACTTTAAAACTTTTGGAAACGTCTGTAATAGTTCTGTCAAAAGTATTTAGGAAATCCGAAGGTTTAGAATCCATTTTCTTAAAAATCTGGTCAACTGCACCTTTCATTTTTGGAGAAAGCTTCTTATATGCTTTGGATTTTTTATGTTCATCCTTTTCAACAACAGATGAATATACCCCTTCAAATTTTTTAGTCATTACCTACTTCTTCTTCTTCTGCGGCCGCATCTTTTGCTTGTTGAACAAATGTCTTTGCAACTTCTGACCGTTTAGTTTCTAGTGCATCTCCAATTTTTGATGCCATTGCAGTTTTAAAAACTGTTTCTGCTCCTAAGTTATTTCCTGCTGCCAATGCATCTACAAATTCTTTACTCATTATTTATCTCCTTCTTTTTTAGGTTCTTCATAATCAGGCATATCTTCTGGGGATACTATAGCTCCAGTAGAATCTTGTGGGTATCGAGTAATACCATCACTACCATCAGGAACACTAATACCACCGTCCATAGGATCGACAGAAAGTTCCTTTTTAATTTGCACATTCATATCAGCAATTTCTGCATCATTCATACGCAAGACTTTCTTTAATACATATTCTTTACTAAAGAAAGTACCAATATATCCTTGAATTGAATCAAGTGCTGAAAGTCTATCATTGAGAAGTTCTGCATCTTTCAACTCTGCAAAATGACCGTCTTGTAAGAAGTCATATTGAAGATGTTCTTGAATTGATGGCCAATCTTCTGGTGCAATAACACCTTTCAATAAAAGTTGTGATTTAAGAATGTCTGTAAATAAAGGAACAAACTTCTTACGAATACGTTGTACAAACTTAGTAAATTTTAATTCATCTCTTGTTATCTCTGATGCTCTACCTAAAGAAAAACCAGCATCAGAATCCATACGAGAGATTGGAACATTTAAAGACTTGTAAAGTTTCTTTTGAAAATATTGAATGTCATCAATCTCTCCTAGATTAGAGCCGCCAGGCAAAGTTGTAATCTCTGTACCTCGACCACCTTCTCTCCGTGGAAGCCAAAAATCTTCAAGCATAGACATATGATTTCGGTCATCTCTGATTTCACCAGTAGATGCATCATACACTAACTTGTTACGATAACGATTCATTACGTCTTTCAGATATTGTTCTGCTTTCACCTTAGGCAGATTACCCACATCAATGTAGAAAATTCTACGTTCAGGTGCGCGAGAGATGCGATAGATAACTAGTGCATCTTCAATCATTCTAAGTTGGTTAACAGGTTTAATTGCTTTGTGTAAATATGAAAGAACTCGACCAGTATTGCCATCAATCAATCCAGATGGGCAATATGTAATTGAATCTAAAGAAATCTTTAATCCTTGATTGCTTCCAGAAGTTCCAGCAGAAGCAAGTCCCTTTTCATTATAGATATAATACTCTTCAACCTTTTCAGTCATCTGTATTGAAGTTTTTTTGTCTATACCTTTTTTAACTTCTCTTACTTTTTTAATTTTAGTAGGATCAATATATCTTAATTCAGTGATACCCTTTCTAGGGTTTTTGCTATCAATTATTTTGTGATAAAAACAACGACCATCTACATACCATCTGCGAAAGATGTCATGACCTTTTTGTTCAAAACTAAGAAGCCGCAGAACTTCATGAAATTCTGTACGAATTTTTCTTTTAATTTTTTCTGGATAGGGTAAACGATCTAAAGTAATTTCTACTGCTACATCGTTTTGATTTGCAACGATACCTTCATTAATTATATCTTCTATTGCAGTATCACATTCTGCTTGCTGTGCAATATCACGATACCTCCGAATTAAATCTAAATCGGTTCGTTCTCTACCATCTGTGTCTAAAACTTGTCCAAAAAAACCACCACCGGCAACATCAATAGTACCGTCATCGGAAGTTGGGGTGGAGAAGGTTGCTTCCCCACCCGAATCCTTAGATGATCTTTCAATCTTGAAACCAAATAACTCAGCCATAATATCTCCTACTAGTTATAACTATTTAGTAGGACTAAAAGTTGACGCCTGAAGCCTCAAAGTGTTGATATCTCCACGTACATTCAAACTCTTCAAGAGTATCAGCTGCTTCTGAAGTCAATTCAATCTGACTAATGTTTACTGGCCATGAATTTCTAAAGATATATGTCTTTAGAACTGTATCGTCACGATCCAACTGTTCAACAGTCAAATCTGTCTGATAATCAGCAGGACTAATAACACCAGTGTTTAGTGCTAAGTCATTTATTCCATTAGACCACCGTTCCAATGCGGTACGAATCATAAAATCCGTATCGTTAATGAATGTAGTAGTCCAAGTTTCAGAAAATTCTCTATCACCAGCAATATAAATTTTTCTGCCGCGAAAGGGAACTTCAATTGGAGTCAATTCCTGAGCAGGAAGTGAACTTCCTTTACACATGAAAGATGTTCTACGAACATCAAGACCAATTGCGATGCCGGGCGGAGGCGTAATAGTCACTCTGAACTGATTGGCTCTTGCGCCACCACCGATTAAGTTTGCTTTAAAGTCGTTAATAGTAGCCATGTCTTATCCCCCTACCTCGCTAAACGATACACCAGTTCGTACCGCAATAAAGTTTAATGAGATAAAGTTTATTGAACGAGCAGGTTTGATGTAAATATCTCCAACAAACTCGTTTCGGTCAATAACTTCACCAGTGTTATTTGCTGCATCACATTTTACTGAAAAATCAGTGATGCCTCTTCGACCTTGAATATCTCGTAAGAAAGGTTCAACTTGGTTTCTAAATTGCGCCCTTGTAAATTCATCGTTGAATTCAAAGAGTTGATATTTAGCAGCGGTTGCGATTGCTTTTTCAAGAACAAGGAACAGTCGGCGCACGTTAATACGGTCAAATGCACTTGGTTTAGAAAGAGCAGTCTTATCACCAAAGAGTGTTACGCCAATGCCGGGAAAATTAACTACTGGATTAACCCGAGCTTTGTAAAGAATATCTCTATCTGGTTTCTGTGGATTATAAGAAAGTTTAATTGCACCTCTTATAATACCGCGATTATAACCAGCAGGTGAGAACCAAGGATCAGCAACATTATCTGTGTTTGCACAAAGACCAGCTGTATCACCATTCAGTGGCACATACCGATAAACATCATTGTACTTGTCATACATGTATTTGTATCCACTATCGAATACCATGTAAGATGAAGATGGGCAAGTATCAAACGCATCTTTAACATTCTTGGTCATAGTTACATTACTTGTACCACCAACTGTTGCACTACGATACGGAGAAACAAATCCTACACAATCTTTACGAGTTTCGCAAAGGTCTGTAATCATTGTTACATGTGTATCATGTCCAAGAACAGTATCAGCAACACCAGAACTTGGCCCACCTAATACTAAGTTAATGTCAAGATTTTCTGTGTCCTCAAACTTATCGTATGCAAGTTCCATTTCACCAGCAGTAACAGAATAATCATCTGTTCCACCAGTTAATGTATCAACAGTAACCCCACTTACTAATGTAAAGTCTGTTCCTGAAGCAAAATCTGTACCCCAATTACTACCAGCAGAAATATGATCTGTCCAGTAAATAAGAGTAGACTTACGGAAAATAACATTTGGATAATAGATGCTATCTCCTTGTGGAGATTTCGCAGCTGTATTCTTTGACATAGCAGGGAAAACTTCAAGAATTGAACTTGTCCTTCCACCTGCAACATCAACATCGTAACCAGTGAGATCACCAGTTTTGTCGTATACTGCAACATGAAGTTCATCTTCTTCACCGCGACCATTTAAAGTTGACCAAGGAGATGTGCCTGGAGCAGCATCAAAAAGGTCACTGAAACGCCATCGGCGTGTGATGTATGAGTTATCAGGAATAATTGTCTGAAGTCCAGCTCCAGAAGGATCATCTAACAAACGAATTGTTAAAGTTTCACTGGATAGTGATGTTACTTCGTATTCTTGATTTTTAGACTCTACGTTTGCATCTGTTGTAAGTGCAAGAACTACGTTATCTGCAACTATAATTGCTTTATCAAGAATGACGTTCAGTTGGTCGGTTACTGTTGCAATTTTAACAACCTCACCACCATCAGAAATACCAGCACCGATTACTCGTTGTCCAACTGCGGCAGTACCAGAGTTTCCATCAATTACTAAGTTTTTAGTTGCAGTAGTGATCGCACCATCAACAACTGCTGTAACTGAGTTGTTTGTTTGGAATGAAATGATATCACCAACAATGATTGCTGCATTAGTTTCATCTTGATCATCAACTGTAATTGATAAATCACCAACTGCACCAGCACCATTTACTAGGTTAAGTGTTCCAAGTGGTTGTTTGAATGCTCTTTTGCCTGGGCAAATATCTACACCAAGTGAGTTACCATGTGTTCCAGCAGACCTTGCGGCCCACTCACCATGAGAACCTTCACCACCAGCAAAACTTGCTTCGTAATGATCGTCATCACGAATAAGTATACCTGAGTTTGCACCTGCGTTTAATACTGCTGATTCTGCACGAACTACACGAAGCGCATCAGAATACTGTAAAAAGTTTGCAGCTGTAAAGAAAAACTCAAAATTACTTGAATTTGGTTTACCAAATAATTGTACCAGTTGTTCCTCTGAACTAATTGTAGTTACAGAAGAAACTGGCCCTTTTTCAAATGGCCCTGCAATCGCACCAATAGAGGTGGATACTGCTGGGATAACATTTGT